ACATTACCAGCTCAGACAGCCTCGGCACCTGGGCGCAACTTGGGAAAGGCTGAATATGTCCGAAACAGAAAGCATGTCGCAGCCTGTACCAACGCGTGACAGCTATGAAAACTTCATTGCCCGTATGGGTGTTAACGAGTCGAACCAGTCTGGTGCTGGCACCTACCGAAACAACTGGACATCCCGCAACCGCCTTCTGATTGAGCAGGCCTACCGCACATCATGGCTGGTTGGTGCTGGCGTTGATGCAATCCCCGATGACATGACCCGCAAGGGTGTAACCATCACATCCAAACTGGAAGATGGCCGCAAGAAGCAGCTCGACCATGCATGGGATGAGATGGGGCTGTGGGAAGCAATCAACGACACGCTGAAGTGGGCGCGGCTCTACGGTGGCGCTGTGGGCGTCATCCTGATTGATGGTCAGAACTATTCAACTCCGCTACGCATTGAGACCATCGCCAAGGACTCCTTCAAAGGCGTGATGGTGATGGACCGCTGGATGCTCAATGCCATGACAGAGCGCCGGGTGAGCGATCTGGGGCCGGACTTCGGCATGCCAGAGTTCTACAAGGTTGTGACGTCAGCTACCGGCATTCCACCATGGCGCATTCACCACTCCCGACTGATTCGCTTTGATGGCATCCCGCTTCCGTACCAGCAGCGACTGACCGAAAACGACTGGGGCATGTCGGTAATTGAGCGTTGCTTTGACAGGCTGCTGGCTTTCGACTCCACGACTACCGGTGTTGCACAACTGGTCTATAAGGCTCACCTGCGCACCTACAGCATTGAAGGCTTGCGTAAGCTGCTGGCGATGGGTAAAGACAGCCCGATGTTCAAGGGTCTGATGTCGCACATGGACATGATCCGCGAGTATCAGAGCAACGAAGGTATGACCATCATGGATGCGGCCGACAAGTTCGAGGCGCATACCTATTCCTATGCCGGTCTCAGTGATGTGCTGGCGCAGTTTGGTCAGCAGGTATCAGGTGCTTTTGGCATTCCTCTGGTGCGCCTGTTTGGTCAGTCTCCTGCCGGGTTCTCTACCGGTGACACCGACCTCGCTAACTACTACGACAACGTGTCCACCCAACAGGAGCGAAAGTTACGCCGACCCATCCGCAAGTTGTTTCAGGTGCTGCATATGAGCCTGTTCGCATCGCCGCTGCCTGATGATTTCACATTCGAGTTTAACGAACTGTGGCAGACGCCAGACAGTGAGCGCGCTGATACCGCAACGAAGGTTGTGGCCGCAACTGTTCAGGCTGTCGACGCTGGCCTGATGACCGAAAAAGCCGGGGCAATGCATCTGCAGGAAACAGCGCGAGTAACCGGCATCGGCTCAACCATCAGCGACGAGGATATTGATAATGCCAGTGACCTCCCGCCGCCGAGCGAGAAAGACCTCGATAACGTCGAAGCCACCGAACCTGAAGCGCGCCGAGAGGCAGCTGGGAACACAGCTACGACAGATAGCGCAGGCAGTGGGCGCGATAGTCGAGGGTTCTTACGATGGTTCAAATGACAGCGTTACCGACATCATGGACAGGCTGGAGCGCTACGCTGACCTGATTGAGCCATGGGCGGAAGCGGTATCAAATCACCTCATCAGTACGCTGGAGATTGCCGACGATGCGATGTGGCGCGAACGCTCTTATCAAATCTCGGCCGGCCTGCGTGACCTGATGGCCGGTAGTCAGGGGATGGCCACCCGCAGCATCATTCAGGAGCAGGTTAAGCTGTTCAAGTCCCTCCCGCTGGAAGCTGCTGACCGGGTCTGCGACATTCACAATCAGGCGATAGAGGCTGTTATATCCGGTAAGCGATCCAGTGAGCTGAAGAAAGAAATCATGCGCACCGGTGAGGTCACAGAGTCGCGGGCGCGTACCATCGCCCGGACAGAGGTTGGCCGCGCATCTACCGCAATCACACAGGCTCGCTCAACCGCTATCGGCTCCCGCGGCTATATCTGGCGCACAGCTGATGATAGCGACGTCCGCCACTCGCACAAACAAATGGAAGGCCAGTACGTTGACTGGGCTACCCCGCCGACACTCGATGGTATGACGGGTCACGCCGGTCAATTCCCTAACTGCCGCTGCTACTGCGAGGTCGTTTTTTAAGTTCTTGACTCTCTACCGGTATCGCAAAGCAAAGAACCAATAGAAATATAAGGAAAACGAAAGCTACCCCCAAGAAATAAACTGCGTGTGGCCATCTATCGTTTGGATATGCGAATAGAATAGAAAAAAGCACATCGGCAATGTTTGTAGCAATTGGCGCGACCGCAGTACCTAGGGTAACCAATTTCGCGTTGCGCGATGTCTCAAACCAACCCATGCGGTCCCATACAACTGTCACAAGAACGAAAATTGCGTAAATAACATTTATGGAAATTAACAAGCCATCTAGCTTGTTAGCCTTAAATATCATAAAAACAAAGACATAAAGCAATGATGTGCCAAAAGCTACTGCTAAAGCCAAGCGCGTATAACCCTCAAATAATTTCATGTGGTTCCTTCCAATATATTTTCAGTGAATGGTTAATAAACCTTATAGAGAAGGCATATGCAATATTTCTTTATCACCCGCCTCGGCAACACTCGTTTTGAGATGGCCGATGGCTCGCTGCTGTGCAAAGACGTGCCGATCGCCCGCACCGGTGCGCAGGTTTACGACGAAAGCGAACTGCCTGGTATTGTCGGTGATGACGATGGCGAAATTGTCGTCACGCGAGATGCTGACGAGGTATTCCGCCCCGAAACACTCGCTTCATTCGAAGGCATGGCCTTCACGCTGGGTCACCCCAAAGACATGGTCAACCCGGGCAACTGGAAAGAGCACGCACACGGACACATCCAGAACGTCCGGCGCGGCATTGGCGACCAGTCAGATTTAATGCTGGGTGACATCCACATCAAGACTGCTGAAGGAATTCAGAAGGTGATGGATGGTCAGGACCAGATATCCATGGGCTATGACGCTGAATACGAGCAGCAGGCACCCGGTCAGGCCCGCCAACACACAATTATCGGTAACCACTGTGCGAGCGTACCCAATGGTCGTGCAGGCATTCGCTGTTCAATTGGAGATAGCACATTCATGACTACCAAAAATCAGGGCTGGTTTAGCCAGCTGAAACGGGCAATTAAAACCAAGGATGCCGATAGCCTGGCTGATTTGGTGGACAATGCGCCATCAGAACTGGTCGAGCCAAGCCTTGATTTGGCGCGGGCAGTAAACATTACCATCAATCCGGCTCAGCCATTGCCACCAGAGCATGAGCTGGGCGGCCTGACTACCGATGAAGAAGGTGGTGAAGGCGGTGGCGCCATGAGTATTGGTGAGCTGGAAAAGAAAGTAGATGCGCTGGCGGCTTTGGTGCAGCAGCTGATTGACCCTGCTTCTACCGCTACCACTGACTCCGATCCGGACGAAGAGGACGAGAAGAAGAAAGCTACCACCGATGCTGCTTACCATCAGGGTGTCGTTGCTCGCGCTGAGCTGATCATGCCGGGCGTCAAGCTGCCTGAAGGCGGCAAGCTGGCTGCATTCAAACGCTCCACCATGGACGCGGCATTCAAAACACCAGAAGGTCAGGCTCTGCTTGCTCCGCTGGTTGGTGCCACACCTGACTTCAGCAAGATGCCAAAAGCGACGCTGGATACCGTGTTCGTGTCTGCGAGTGAAATCGCCAAGTCACGCAACGCTGCCCCGGTCACCACCTCTCGCGCTGCTTTCTACGATTCATCCAACAAAAATTCACCGGCTGCTCTCAACAAAGCCTTCGCCGCTCACTGGAAAAAATAAGGGATAAACCCATGGTTGCATATTTGTACCGGATGCCAGTAGGCATCGCCGGGGCTATTTCACGCCCACAGGACCTGACCACCGAGCCGGTGATTCTGGACTCGACCAAAACATTCAGTGCCTACGGCCTTGTGGGCAAGGACAGCACAGACGGTAAGTTTATCCCTCTGTCCGCATCTGATGCAGCCACTGTGATCACCGGCCTGTACGTTCGCCCATACCCAACAACCTCGACGCCTGACATGGTGCGTCAGGTTGGCACCGGCAAGAACTTCACCGGCGACGTGATGAAGCGCGGCTACATGACCGTGAACATCGGCAGTACCGCAGTGAATCTTGTCAAAGGCGCTCCAGTATATGTGCGCAATGCCAATCCGACCGACGCGAGCCCGCTGGGCGCAATTCTGGGTGCAGCAGTTACTGATGAGACGGTAGTTCTGCCAAACGCAACTTTCACTGGCTCAGGCGATGCTGATGGCAACGCTGAAATCGCTTACAACATCTAAGGGAACCGCTATATATGTTTACTTTTGACCAAGCCACCGTAGATGGTACTGGCGCTTTCCTGGTTGGTGAGCTTGAGCGCCTCGATCAGGAGCTGAATATGCCGCTGGTCGGTTATACGTGGTCGCGTGATATTCAGTTGCGCGAAGACGTATCAATCGCTGATGACATCAGTTCTTTCACTAACTCAACCTTTGCAGTTCCGGGCACGCCAAATCCAAATGGCAAAAACTGGATCGGCAAAGATTCAACTGCCATTGCCGGCCCGAGTGTAGACATTGCCAAAACTGGCTTTCCGCTGACCCTGTGGGGCATGGAGCTGGGCTGGACCGTTGTTGAACTGGCAGCTGCTGCTAAAGTTGGTCGCCCGATCGACACACAGAAATTTGATGCGATGCAGCTGAAATGGAACATGGATACCGATGAGCAGGTGTATCGCGGTGACAGTCAGTTGGGCGTAAAAGGTCTGTTTAACTATGCCGGCGCGTCGGTGACCAATGCGGTTAAGACGTGGGCCAACTCCACCAACGCCGAAATTCTGGATTCCATCAACACTCTGCTGACCAATGCGTGGAAAGCGTCAGGTTATACCCTGGTACCACGTGACCTGCGGCTGCCGCCGAAAGCATTCGCGCTGCTGGCTCAGCGTATCGTGTCTGAAGCTGGTAACCAGTCTCTGCTGACTTACCTGCAGAACAACACTATCGCATTCCACCAGAACGGCGTGCCACTGAGCATTTATGCGGTGAAATGGCTGGAAGGCGCAGGTGTGGGCGGCACCGATCGCATGGTGGCTTACACCAACGATAAAAAATACGTGCGCTTCCCAATGGTTCCTCTGCTGAACGTGCCGGTGCAGTACCGTGGCATTTATCAGCTGACCACCTACTACGGCAAGCTGGGCGCAGTTGAGTCTCCATATCCGGAAACCATGGCATATCTGGACGGCATCTAACCAATCGGCCCCGCAAGGGGCCAGCAGGAGTAACAAATGGCTAAGAAGACTATCCGCGTCCACACCCCCTTTAACTTCCAGTTTGAAAATGGCACCAGTCAGCGATTCGAAACTGGTGAGCACACCGTAGATGACAAAGTTGCCGATCACTGGTTTGTCACTGCACATGCTGAAGTGACGGGCAAAGCGAAAGCCAGTGCAGACGCGAAAGAGTTTCAGGCGCAGATCGATAGCCTGACCGCGCAGCTGGCAGAAAAAGATAACGCCATTGGCGATCTGGAGGTGTCGGTTACGGAAAAGGACGAGACCATTGCTGACCTGACCGTGCAGCTGGCAGCACTGCAGGCACCCGTAAATGAACCTGCGGCGCAAGGTGATGCTGATGGCAAGAAACAGAAATCTTCCGACAGTAAGTGATTTCCGCCGCGACTTCCCGCAGTTCTCTGACACCACTAAATATCCCGACGCAGTAATCCAGTTCCGGCTTAACCTCGCCGACTTGCTCATTGATGGCTCCGCTATGGGGGACATGTTCCCCTATCTGGTGGAGCTGTTCGTTGCGCATTACATGGTGCTGAATGCAGCTGATACTGCCGCCGGTGTGCTCGGCGGTGCCGGAGGTGCTACGGGTGGCGTCGTGGCGTCTAAATCAGTAGATAAGGTCAGCGTGAGCTATGACAACAGCTCGACACTGAACGCTGATGCTGGCTTCTGGAACTTCTCACGCTACGGCGCGGAGTTCTGGCAGATGCTGCAGTACTTCGGGTATGGCGGGATTCAGCTATGAAATCAGGCCTGACGGTTCGCAGTGACCACGCTCAAAGCATTCTGGACGCCCTTAAAACCCTCGCGAACAAGGATGTTCTGGTGGGCATCCCTGAAAGCAAGGATGAGAGACAGGGTGAAGGTGAGGGAGAGTTTGGCAATGCAGGTATTGGATACATCAATGAAAATGGATCTCCAAAGCAGAACATTCCGGCGCGTCCGCATCTCAAGCCCGGAGTGAAGTCTGTAGAGCAGGATTTCATGCCACACCTGAAAGCCGCCGCACAGAAGGCGCTGGAAGGTAATGCAGAAGGTGCGGTGACCTCCCTCGATCGTGCCGGTACTGTGGCGGCAAATGGGGTTAAGCGTTACATCACCATTACCGGGTTCACTCCCCTGGCAGATGCCACGATTGCTAATCGTCTCCGTCGCGGGCGTACCGGTAATAAGCCGCTAATCGACACCGGCGAGTACCGCCGCTCAATCACGCACGTTGTGAGGGATAAAGATGCCGACTCTTGATGTTACTGACGTTCTGCTCTCTCCTGAATTCCTCGATACAACACTCACCGTGAAGCGAAATGCCCAGACTGTCGATGCAGATGGCTTTCCCAGCAACGCACACACTGTGATGCCATTTGGAGGCGTGGTGACGGTTGACCGCTCACTGGAAGCCCGGCGCATGCAGGCCGGTCAGGTTATTAACGGCGCAATACTGATTGTGACCGTTTTCCGTCTGACCAGCGGCAACACCGGGCTTGATGCGGACATTGTCACCTACCGTGGGCGCGAATATCGCGTCACCTTCGTAGACCCTTACACAGCTTACGGCGCTGGCTTCGTCCAGGCTCACTGTGAGTTGTTGCCATTCGACGGAGGCGCCGGTGAGTAATGACAGCACAGCAGCCGGATATCTGAAACCTGTCAGCGTGCCGCAGGCCTACGATGAGGCGCTTGAGCGTGAGTTAAGCCAGTGGGCAAGAGCTTTATCCGGATTGCCACCAGGCATGGTCAGACCGCGCTGGACAGCCACGCAGGCTGCTCTTCCTGCTGCTGACGTGAACTGGTGTGGCTTTGGCATCATCGGATTTACGGCTGATAACGCTCCGGCGTTCGTCCGGCAGACTGATGATGGCAATCAGCTCTGGCGGCATGAAGTGATCGAGATGCTCGCATCTTTTTATGGCCCGCAAAGCCAGTCGATCGCCACCTTGTTTCGCGATGGTCTGACGGTTGAGCAGAACAACGAAACGCTGAAAACAAACGAGCTCTCACTTGCTGATTACAGTGAACTGACAGCCTTCCCCGAACTCATCAATAACCAGTGGGTGCGCCGGTACGACATCACTGTGCGCCTGCGCCGCAAAGTTATCCGCGATTACGGCATCAAATCTCTGGTCGACGCGCCAGTATCATTCTTTGGAGATTAACCTATGGCACAGGGCTTACCTGTATCCAACGTTGTGAACGTTGACGTGATCATGTCCCCCACTGCGGCGACGGGTCGTAATTTCGGTTCGCTACTCATTCTCGGCACATCCACTGTTATTCCGGTATCAGAGCGCATCCGGCTTTATACCAGCTCAGAGGACATCGGCGTAGATTTCGGCGAAGACAGTCCGGAGTACGAAGCGGCGCTGATTTACTTTTCACAATCACCACGTCCTGCTCAGGTCTACGTCGGGCGCTGGGCAAAAACGCTCGCAACCGGCGAGACCGGTAGCGCTGAAACTCTGGCTCAGGCAATCACTGCGGTACTGCAGTTTACCAACTGGTATGGCCTTGGCATTGCTGACGAAGACGAGCTGACGCCTGCAGAGATTACGGCGACTGCAGCAGCAATTCAGGCGTCCAGCCTTAGTCGAGTGTTCGCTGTCACTTCTGCAGATTCAGGTATCATTGACTCAGCATCCACTTCGGATGTGGCCTCTACTCTCAAGGCTGCCGGGTATAGCCGTACATTCGTTCAGTACTCGACGAAGAGTAAGTACGCTGCGCTGTCGGCGTTTGGCCGAGCCTTTACCGTCAATTTTACCGGCAACAACACCACGATCACCCTGAAATTCAAAACTGAACCGGGCGTGACGTATGAAACCCTGACCAGCTCTCAGGCTGCCGCAGTTGATGCGAAGAATGCCAACGTCTACGTGTATTACGCGAACGACACCGCAATCCTGCAGCAGGGCGTGATGTCCAACGGTGATTTCTTCGATGAGCGCCACGGGCTGGACTGGCTGCAGAACTACGTGCAGACCAACCTGTTTAACCTGCTGTACACCTCAACCAGCAAAATCCCTCAGACCGAAGCAGGTATTACGCGCCTTCTCACTAACGTTGAGATGTCGCTGGACCAGGCTGTTTCGATTGGTCTGGTCGCGCCGGGTGTGTGGAATGGCGGTGACATCGGCCAGATTACGGCAGGCGACACCCTGACCAAAGGCTATTACGTGTACGCACAGCCTCTGTCTTCACAGGCTCAGTCGGACCGTGAGAAGCGCCGCGCACCACTGATTCAGGCTGCTATCAAACTGGCCGGTGCAGTTCACTATGCCGATGTTCAGATCAACGTTGTTCGCTAAGGGGATATAGATGAGTACCTACAGCTTTATGGACATTACGGCGTCCATGACCGGCCCGACCGGCTCAATCGACCTTGGCTATGGCTCTGCGAACTCCGAAGAGGGGATCACGGTAACGATGACCGAGGCTAAAAACACCATGACGATTGGCGCGGATGGTGAGCCGATGCACAGTCTGCATGCAGGCAAGAGCGGCACCGTCACCATCAACCTGCTGAAAACCTCTCCGGTGAACAAGAAGCTATCCCTGATGTACAACGCGCAAAGCCAGTCTTCGGCGTTGTGGGGTAACAACGTGTTCTTGCTGCGAAACAAAGCATCAGGCGACATCGTTACCGTTCGCTCTGCGGCTTTCCAGCGCCAGCCTGACTGGAACAACCCAAAGGTTGCCGGAATGGTCGCATGGGTGTTTGACGGCGGTAAAATCGACGAAGTGCTCGGGGAGTTTTAATCGATGGAATTTGAAATCAAAGGCGTTAATTACCGCGCATCAAAGCTCAGCGTTTTCGACCAGCTGAAGGTGTCGCGCAAGTTACTCCCGGTTCTGGCCGGATTGCTTGGAGACTTTCAGGCTCTCAAGTCTGCTACACAGGGTGGCGATGTTTATCAAGCCCTCGAAACCGCGTTGCCGAAAATTGCAGAGTCATTAGCTGATATGAGTGAAGAAGATACCAATGCGATCATCTTACCTTGCCTGTCAGTGGTCGCCCGGCAGAACGGCAAAGTATGGACACCGGTAATGTCACAGAATGAGCTGATGTTCGACGACATCGATCTGATGAGCATGCTGCAGATTGTTGGTCGGGTGGTGGGCGACAGTTTGGGAAATTTTTTGCCCGCAGCCCCCGACAAAGAGATTGCCAGCCAGTAAGTGGGTTAATGCTTGAATCGCTGCCGGATGGCGAGGATTTTCTGATGCGCCCGGTTGACGCCGGGTACATCAGCTACACCGCGCTGAAAGATGGCTCAGTAGACCTCGCGGACGTTGCCCGCATGAATGATTGGCTCGACCTGAAAGCAGACAACAACAACCGCATTGAGCGCTGGAGACAGGATAATGAACGCTGAGACTATCAAGGATTTTCTGGTAAGCCTCGGCTTTCAGATTGACGATGCTGGCGCGCGCAAGTTTGACTCCGTAGTGCTGAGCACCACGCTGAATGTTGTTAAGCTCGGCACAGCAGTTGAAGCAACGTCCCTCTCAGTAGTGGCCTTCACCGCCAAAATCGCCAGCGGTCTGGATCAGCTTTACTGGTCATCCCAGCGTACAGGCGCGACAGTGGCAGGTATTCAGGCTATTGGCTATGCCGCATCTCAGGCAGGTTCAAACGCTGAATCCGCACGAGACTCCCTTGAGGGGCTGGCGCGGTTCATGCGCAACAATCCCGGCTCGGAAGGCTTTCTCAATCGCCTTGGTGTGCAAACTCGCGATGCCAGCGGCAATATGCGGGATATGGCCAGCATCTTTACGGGGGTGGGCCAGAAGCTCAGTAATATGCCGTACTACCGCGCAAACCAATATGCGCAGATGCTCGGCATCGATGAAAACACATTAATGGCGATGCGTCGTGGGCTGGGACAGTTCAACCAGCAATACACGCAGATGGCGAAGGCTATCGGCTTTAATGCTGACCAGGCTGCAATCAGCTCCAACAAGTTCATGAACTCGCTGCGCGCCTTCGGGCAAATGGCGGGCATGGCGCGCGATAAAATCGGCTCCAGCCTGGCAGAAGGTCTGTCGGGTTCTATCGACACATTGCGTAAGCAGATCGTCGATAACTTCCCGAAGATAGAGCAGACGATTACCAGTGGCGTGAAAGGTCTGCTGTGGCTTGCGGAGATGATCGGCAGAGTTGTCTACCGCTTAATTCAAGCAGGCGGCGATATCATGCAATGGTGGTCGTCGCTGGATAAGTCGACTCAACGCCTGATAGAGGTATTCGGCGCGCTGGTAGTTGCCTGGCGCTTATTAAATAGCGCATTCCTGACATCCCCTATAACCCTTATCGGTTTACTGGGCGGTGCAATACTCGCTCTTTACGATGACTATAAAGTCTGGAAAGAGGGAGGTAAGTCGTTAATCGACTGGGGTAAGTGGGAGCCGCAAATAAAAGGTGCCATTAAAGGCGTCGACGATCTGAAAGATGCTGTCATGCGTCTTATTGGCATTGACCCTCAGGCATGGACGGCCAAATGGGACATGAGCAATCTCATGTCCAATCTTGGCGAATTGTCGAAAATGCTTGATGGCATTGCGCGGTTGCTCAACGCCATCAAGGATGGGCGCTGGAAGGATGCTTATTCGGTTGGACGAGAGCTGATAAATCAGGGGAAAGGCAACCCTGACGCATTGCCTGCCATAACCTCAAGCGCAGACAGTGCTGCGGAATACATCAAGAGCAAAACCGGTTTCGATCCGCGCAGTATAGGCTTTGCCATGAAGAGATGGTTGAGCGAAAGAGACCCTCAACCGGTTCCTGTCGAAGATTCGCAACCTGAGCAAATCTACCCGGTTGACGGACCTTTTGAGCAATATGGTCAGTCTGTGAGGAGGCCGCGGGCAAGCAAGGATGGTGCAGCGCTACTTGGCTGGATGAAACCTGCTATGGACAGGCTAGAGCAGCTTTACCGGCTTCCTGAGGGACTCCTAAGAAGTGTTGCAATAGCGGAGTCTTCCGGCAATCCCAATGCGGTCTCTGGTGCAGGTGCTCAGGGTTTGTTCCAGCTTATGCCAGGTACCGGTCGGGATTTAGGTCTGCGGGGTAACGACGCATTTGACCCGATGAAGGCGGCTGGCGCGGCTGCAAAATATCTCAGCCAGCTTCTTAAAGCTAATAATGGCGATCTGCCGAAAGCTCTGGCCTCCTATAACTGGGGGCTGGGTAATGTGAAAAAGCATGGCATGGCTTTGATGCCTCAGGAGACCCGGAGCTATGTTCCTCGGGTACTCAGCAATATGCCCAGTGCTGGCGCAAGCATTACTCAGGAAACAAATATCCATATCCATGGTGTAAGCGATCCTGAGCGAGCAGGAAATAGTGTCGCAGAACGGCAGTTGGGCGTTAATTCCCGGCTAACCCAGCAACTTACTCCGGCGGTCAGATAATGGATATTCTCTCTACGCTGTTTTCCCAGCAAAGCAGGAAGATAGGCCTGATCATCCCTGACGTGGTTATCTCTGAGAAGCACAGCGATGTGCTGGAAATCACAGAGCATCCTACTGAAGTGGGCGCGCCGGTCGCTGACCATGCCTACAAGCGTCCATCGGAGCTGACAATGGAGGTCGGCTTTTCCGGAGGAGGCTCGTTGCTTGATTTGCTCGACACATCATCCATTGGATTGAGCTTCGGACTAAGCCCGAAAGAGACCTACCAGCAACTGTTAGATCTCCAGGCCAGTCGCGTGCCGTTTGACGTGGTAACCGGCAAGCGCATTTACAGCAACATGCTGATCCGCGTGCTTGATGTCACCACAGATCGCACCTCTGAGAACGTACTGATGGCTTCTCTGACTCTTAAAGAGGTCATTATCTCCCAGACTCAGGCAATCAGCGTGGCTAACAAGTCAGACATGGCGGATGGCGTAAGCACATCGCCAGTGCAGCACACCGGCATCAAGTCAGTAAAGAGCGCCAATGAGTCCGTACTTTCTAAACTCTCAAGTTACTTTTCGGGGTAAGCATGCAGGGATATGAAATCCCGCTATCTCCGGACAATCAGGCATTCAATATCAACCTAAGCAACACCACCTACAGGCTACAGGTAGAGTGGCGTGACTTCGCGTGGGTGCTGGATTTGATGGATAGCGGCGGCAATGAAATCGTGAGCGGAATCCCCATGGTGACAGGCGGTAACCTGCTTTCGCAGTGGGGCTACCTTAATCTGGGATTCGCGCTTGAGGTGGCCTGCGATGACGCTTCGCAGGATTACCCAATCAAAACTGACCTTGGCATTCGCAGCCATCTCTACGTAATCAAGGGGTGAGCATGAGCCAGAACTGGATGCGCCACCTTGAACTGTTGCTGGTCGAGGAGTCTGGCGCAGGCATTAGCCTTTCAGATTTCAAAGTCGTATTTAATATCGAGTGGACGAATGCGCTATGGCCGCGCGTTGCGACAGTGAAAATCTATAACCTGAAGAAAGACACTGTCAGCCGGATTCAGGGCAAGGAGTTCTCCAGGCTGAAGATGATCGCCGGTTACGATGGCCTGGCTGCGCCGGTCGATGCCAGTCAGGTAGGCATTGCTCGCAATGTCGACACGACTCAGGTCGGACAAACGGACGGTCAGAACTTCGGTCAGATATTCGACGGTGAGATCCGCTTTACGATAACCGGGCGTGATAACCCTACCGACACTTACATCCTGATTCAGGCCATTGACGGTCATCAGGCTTTTGTGGCCGCGAAGGTCAACACGACGCTGGCAGCGGGATACACGGTGGCAGATTTGCATGCCGCAACGATGCAGAGCTTCCAGCCCTTTGGCGTAACACAGGGCATTACTGCTCAGATGCCGGACACCGTATTCCCCCGCGGGCGCGTGATGTATGGCATGGCGCGGGACGTAATGAGTAACGTCGCCGAGCAGTGCAATGCCAACTGGCAGATTGTGGATGGTCAGGCACAGATGGTCAGCACTGATAAGTACATCCATGAAGCGATCGTGCTTAACAGCCGCACCGGCCTCATTGGCATGCCTCAGCAGACCATGGGTGCTGGCGTTAACGTTCGCTGCCTGATTAATCCCAACATCCGGGTGGGCGGCCTGATTGAACTGGATCAGGCTTCTGTGTACCGCTCGGCGCTATCCAGTGACGAAGTGCAGCGATCGGGTGGTCGCATATTTGAGACCGAAAACAACGGGAATCTGAACCTTAACGGAACACTGCAACAGCCCGCAAGTATTGCGACCGATGGCGTGTATATCGTGCAATCCATCAGTTATACTGGTGATACACGCGGGCAAGCCTGGTATATGGATTTGATGTGCAGCGCCAGAGGTTCCGCAGACCTTCAGAC